TTGTTGTGCACTAATTGAAGAATTAGCCATTCCAACACCACTTGAAACCATTCCCATAGCGTTACCACTTAAAGCACTTGCAACACCACCGACACCCGAACCAATAAGCCCCATAGTTCCATGTAAGAAAGCAGTGTCAACTTGTGTTTGAAGACTGTTCTTATTTCCTTGCAAGTAAGCACTTAACATATCTGTAATAATAGGTATGTCATTTGGTGTATTGTTAATTAAAGCGTATTGGTCAGAGACTTCCGACTTATATCCGTTAGCGTCAAAGTTGTAATCTTGAATTTCATAAGAGACTTTATTTGATGTCCCTAAACTACCTTTCACACTAAGAACCAAATCCGAATTATTTATATACTCTGTTTTGAAGTTCGCAACGTTGCCTTTAAAGTCTACTATTTGTAACTGTGTATACGGATACATTAATAGTTTACTTTCATCAACTTCTGTGAACCCTGTCCACTTGTTACCTAAGTTTTGTGTTAACGGTGAAAACGATTTTGAACTAATGACGTGTATACAAGAAAAGTATGAACTACCCGAATCAGTTGGGTCTGATAAAATAGCACACGATTCGACTTTATCACTAGCGTTTGTAAATGTAATAGTATTTCCACTTGTTGAAGTAGCTAAACCAATATGGTCAGTGACATAGATAGAAACAATATTATCTGTCGCATTATCACCCTTATATAAGTTAGTCAAAACTTGTGACGGTTTCGATAAGACTGCCCCACCTCCAATTGTCGGTACAACGTTTGCCACCGTATCATCATCTTTGAAAGGGAGGACGTAGTACGTCAGTGGTTGGGGAGTACCTAAGACGTTCGGAATAATTTTACCGACGTCACTTGAAACGTGCATGACTTCTTTTGATACAATGACTAACCATTTATAACTATTATTTGGTTGCCAATTATACACAAAACTTGTTTCATATTCCGTTCCATAATTTAGACCTTCATCAACTGTATTAATAACGGGACTACCGTCACTATTCCAAAGTTTACAGTGTTCACGTGCTACGAAAGAGGGCTTGAAAGTGAAGTCAAACAACCATGTTTGTAATACATCAATTTCAAAGTGAACTAGTGTGCACCCTGGATTGCGATATTCTAAATTAGTAACGAAACCGTAAAACCATTTATTATTGTATTGAGCATTTTGGAACATTAAATAATTCGTTCCCCAAAGGTCGTCAATACTTGCGTCTACCTTGATAAAATGTTTTCCCTCAATGCGTTGGAAATTTGCTTGCGTCATTGAATGGATAATATTCCGATTACCGAAATACGTATTCTGTGAAGATAAGTTCACAAAATATCTTGTATGTTTGTAGTCATTAGAGAAAGGAACACCAGACAATAATCTGATGTTCGTTCCACTTAATGGTACAGTTGCCATAATGGAAACCTCCCTAATGTTTCACGTGAAACATTATATTATGTTTGATTAAACTACTGTTACGATTGCTTCACCAATAACGTCTGTATTATCTGCACCAACGCCGTCAATATCAATACCAACGCCAGTCAGTTTTGCAGTAATAGAAAGTTCACCCGTTTGGTTACTTGCAAGAGTTAATAATCCAGTAGCACTAATAGTAGTACCGGCTTGAACCACAGTTCCATTTACACCAGTGATAGCCCATGTAGGTGTACGTGTAGTTGTATCTGTTTGTCTCACTACTGCACTATATTGGTAAGTAGTACCGGCTTTAATTTGTGAGATAACAGGGTCAATAATAATTTGCGTTACTGCCGGTACTGTTCCCGAAACGAAAGCTACTGCATTAGCAAAACGTGAAGTTGAAAGAGTTTGCCACACATGATAGAAGTAATTCCAGTACAGACCTTTAGCATTTCTTACAGTCTCTAATTTGTGTAAATTGTCATACACCATAAAGAATGATTGGTCAACTAAAACTGCTTCGATTCCTGGAGTTGAAAATCCTTCCATTACTGTAACATTTCCTAAGAATGATGTTCTATCCATATTAAACGCTTTTGCTAATACATCTACATCCATGCTTGCATTTAGGTCTGCACTAATGAATAAGTGTAAGTCACTCATATCTGATTTAGTACGAACGTTTAAACTGTTATAATCACGAGTACCTTGTGGAAGTGTCATTCTCATAGCGTGAGCACGTAACGCTCTAACTAAATCTGTTGTTGCAGTAGAAGTGTTAGGTTTTGTTACAGGAATTACTTTAAAGAATGATTTAGCATAATAGTTTTCAATAAGTAACTTCATGTACTCATATTCATCAACTTCTGCACTTGAATAGATAGAGTTAAGAATTGATGAAACAAAAGATTCGAAATTTCCCCATGAAGTAAATGCACTACGTAGTGAAGCGTCTTGAAGCGTTAATGGATAAACGTCTTGACGGTTACGGTCATGGAACAGAGTTTTAACGTTTGGCATAACACGTTTAAATAGTGTTTGTTCTGCGTCAGATGGGTCATACTTTTGTGCTTTAACAATATCAGTATAGATTTCTTCAATTGTTCTACCATCATCAATTTGACCTTTTTTGAATTTCTTTAATGGGTTCTGTAATGAAGCATTACGAATAACAACTAATGCGATACGGTCAATCAGTGAAGCAACGAATTCATTTTGAATCGTTTGGTTAACTAAGATACCTTGCCCAACTGCTTGTACGTTGTCTGCGTTCGCTAATGGAACATAGTTTCTGAATGAATCGCCTGCACTGTTACGAATAGCATTTACTAAGTCGTAAGTGTCTGAAATACCTAACGTAGTTTTAACGTTATTAATGGTTAATCTTGCCATGAATTTTTTCCTTCTTTCTTATTATAATATGGTGTTCCGTAGAACATGGTTTATTATGCGTTTAAAGATTCTAATGTGATTGTTTCACTTCTTGTCTTCGCTTCTTCTTTCTTTTGTAAGTCGGGGTCTTGTTGCGTTCCCATCTGTCTAAAAAGTTTTGAATTAGCTACAACTAAATCACTGTTATCTTTTTGTAACGCTTCGATTGATTCTGTTTTGGTTGTATCATCGGTAATAACTGCACCGTAATCAGTACGTAAAAGTTGTAGAACTTCGGTACGTCTAACGTGGTCTAGTTCTGTGTTGTTTAATTCGTTTAATAAATTTTCGTGGTCTTCCCTTGTCATAGGCATTGTCGAAAATCCCCTTTCTTCCTATTATATAGTCGAATTAGCTTACTAGCTTATTATACCATTAATGACATATTTAGACATTGTTTGAGTATAATAGAATGATAATAACGGTACTTTTATAGATGAATCGACAATAAAAGTCAGACGTGTCGAAAGGCGAAAAATAAATTTAAAAATTTGTAGATTAATAGTGAAAAAAGTATTGTAATCTGTCGAATAGTGGTATATAATTAAGAAGTAGTAAAGAACAGGAAACAAAAAATTACTACATAATGTGAGCCAGTAGCAAGGCTAGTTTGCTACATTATAATTGACTAGTTACATAGTCTGAATGTAACAACAAAAATACTAATCTATGAAAAGAGGAAAACAAAATGCGTAAAATGATGAGTAAAGAAGTTACAAAAACTACGGTGAAAGTTGCTAAGATGGTAGTCGAAAATGGTGTACCAACTGCACAAATTTTAGCAGATAAAATTTTACTAGGAAACGTAAGTCACGAAACCGCACAAAAATTAGTTACAAAAGAAGAAGGTCAAGGTGTAACAGTATTATCAGTACAACCCGACACAGTAACTTATGAATTATCAGTAGAGGAATTCATCGCTATTGCTTCAATAAAAGAAGCTAAAGTAGAAGAGCCTGTACAAGCCTAAAACATTGAGTGCCTTTATCACTCATATGTAGTCCCGTTCATACCTCAACAATATGAATCTTATATTATATGAAATTAGATAAAACAATCCGTTTCGGGTTTGTCGGTTATCAAACCCATACAAATTAAATTGGAAAAATCAGTACAAAGACTATACTCACATTTCACATACAAATTTGATGTAAGTATCTAGTCTATCTAAAACTAAAAAACTAAAACAATGAAAAGAGGAAATTAAAATGACAAACGAATTACAAGTAACTGGTGAAGTATTAGAAGGGCAATTAGTAGTATCTGAAACGGAAAAATTTGCAGTAGTACAAGACCCAAAAACAGGCAAGTTTTCACGTAAGGCTAAGTATCAAGATTATTCTTCAATCGTTGCAGAATCACGTGCAGAAAAAATTTGGTTATTAAACCTTATGAATTCTGATGAAGAAAGTGGTACTGGAAAAGGTCTTAAAGACATGGTTGGTCAAACAATCGTTATGAGTGACATTATGTTCCGTAAATACGACAAGATTAATGAAGATACTGGTGCTACTGAATACGGTGTTTTAACTTATATCCTTTCACCAAAAGTTGAAGGTCAAGAAAGAGAAGTTTATGTAACATCATCTAAAACAGTTTACTTTGCTATTGATGAAATGTTACGTTTGTTCGGTAAACCAACTGACGCTATTTGGGAAGATATTCAGTTAAAAGTTGGTAAGAAAAAAGGGACAAATGGTGACATCATTACAGTTCAAATGATTGGTTAAGAGGTGATGGAAAATGCCTGTTACAAGAAAAGGCGTTTATCATAACTTGAGAGAAAGTGAATACGTGGTTTCAAATGGTGAAGCCACGTTGTTCTTTTCTAGTGAGTTATATATGAACAAATTTTTAAATGAATACGAAACCAATAGGGTTATTTTTTTGAGCAAAATGGCGAAAATTGTCAAAGAATCTTATCTCAACATGAATATTCTTGCAGATAGTACACATTATTTTAAGACAGAAAAACGTGGTTTTCTTGTTTGGTTAAATGGTGTAAAACTAAGTAAGGAAGATTTTCATAAATACGGTTTAAGATTAATGCTTAATAACATTACACCAAAATGGGAGCGTATACCTAGACCTAAAGCAAGTCAAAGATTTAAAATAGGGGTGTGACATTTTGGGTAAAAGTCCTAGACATAATCAAACGAAATTTATGCGTGTTAGTAAAGAAGATAAAAAAGTTGTTCAAAGTGTTAAGAATAAAATTAAACGTTTACAAAAAGTATACGGTATTGATTTATCGAATGAAATTAAGTTACCCGATTTAACTAAAACAACAAGGGCAGAATTCAAGAAGTTTAAAGAATTCCAAAAGTCCTTTACTAATAGGGCAAAAAGTTCGCAATACAGTGTTATAAAAAGTGATAACGGTACTGGTGTATTAAAGAAGGAATTAGACGAAATAAAATTAAACTATATTAAGTCAAATGAAAAAGCACAGGAACGAAAAGAAAAAAGAGATAAAATGCAAGTAAGAACAAAAGGTAAAAATCCTGTTTCAATAGAATTACAAAATGCCATGATGAAAAGACCTAGACATAATAGAGACATAATGGGAGATTTTGATTTAAGTAAAATTAAGTCACGTAAACAGTTTGAAGAAAGATTACAAAAATCTCGTGAAAGACTAGAGCCTAATTATCATAATGAAAGACTTGAAAAAATGCGTGAAAGTTATTTTGAAAAATTGCGTGATGTTTTAGGTGATGAAGCAGAGCCAATAATACTTATGATTTTGGACATGAATGTAAATGACTTTTATGAACTATATTTACGTGAATCTAAAATGCAATTCTCTCATGCGTATATCGCAGAAGGAATGGAAGACATGGCAGAAGAATTCAGAGATGAAATAGCGTATTATATAGAGTTGTATAATGAGGGGCATTATGATGATGGACTTTCAAATTTTCCTAACAAGTGGTAAGGGGTGATAAAAGTAGTTTCACATTTTAAGTCGGGAGATGGTATGGTTGGCTAGAAAGAAATATAGTTGTGATTTTGAAACAACAACGAAACTTGATGATTGTCGTGTATGGGCATATGGATATATGGAAATTGGCAATACACAAAACTATCGAATTGGTAACTCACTAGAAGAATTCATGGAATGGTGCGAAAAAACAAAAGCAGATTTGTACTTTCATAACCTTCGATTTGATGGCGAATACATCGTTAACTATTTGTTATTGAATGGTTATACTTATAGTGAAACACCAAAAGAGAAAACTTTTAAAACGGTAATTTCTCGTATGGGACAATGGTACATGATAGATATTTGTTATGGTTACGGTGGTAAAAAGAAGGACAAGAAACTACATACAGTTATTTATGATAGTTTAAAGAAACTACCGTTTTCAGTTAAGAAAATTGCAGAAGACTTTAAAATGACAATTTTAAAAGGTGATATAAACTATCATACAGAACGCCCAATCGGTCATGTAATAACACCCGAAGAACACATTTATATCAAACATGATATTGAGATTATAGCAAATGCACTTCACATTCAATTTAATCAAGGCTTAACTAAAATGACTAATGGTTCAGATAGTTTGAGTGGTTTTAAGGACTCGATTAGTAAAAGTAAATTTGAGGCTTTATATCCTGTATTTGATGAAAAATTAGACGCTAATATTAGACTTGCTTATAGAGGTGGGTTTACGTGGTTAAATGAAGACCACCAAAATAAGGAAATTGGTGAAGGTGTTATATTCGATGTAAATAGTCTTTATCCATCAAGAATGTATTACAACGATTTACCATATGGTATGCCATTACCCTTTTGAAGGGGAATATCTTTACGACGAAGATTATCCCCTATGGATACAACATATAACTTGCAAATTTGACATAAAAGAAAATCACATACCAACAATACAAATCAAAGGTAGTATGGGAAGATTTAGAGACAACGAATATTTAAAAACTTCTAATGACGAAATAATTGATTTATATGTGACTAACGTTGATTGGGAATTAATCAAAGAACATTATGTAATCAAAAATGAAACATTTCATAAGGGCTATAAGTTTCAGAAAATGAAAGGCATTTTCAAGGAATTTATTGACTACTGGACTAAGATTAAAACAACGTCAACTGGTGCTATCAAATTACTAGCCAAATTAATGCTTAATTCCTTGTATGGAAAATTTGCTTCAAATCCTGACGTAACTGGTAAGATACCATATTTAAAAGAAGACAAATCATGTGGTTTTAAAATTCCTAAAGACGAAAACGGTAAAATAATAAAAGAAACAAAAGACCCGATTTATACACCACTAGGGGTATTCATTACTAGTTGGGCTAGAGACATGACAATCCGTACTGCTCAAAAGTGTTACAGTAGAATTATTTATTGTGATACCGATTCTATTCATTTAACTGGAACAGATATTCCAACTGTTATTGAAGATATTATTGATGATAATAAACTAGGATATTGGGCACATGAAAGTACGTTCAAACGTGGAAAATATTTAAGACAAAAAACATATGTAAATGAGTTATATAAAGATAAAGAATTTACGAAAACTAAAGTAAGTGTTAAATGTGCCGGTATGCCCGAAAAAATAAAAAGACGATTAACAAAGCGATTAATTGCAAATATGCCAAAACACGTAAAAGACAATTTGGTGTTTAAAGATTTTAAAGTAGGTTATAACTCAATGGGAAAATTACTACCAAAACACGTAAAAGGTGGGGTAGTTCTTATAGATACAAGGTTCACAATAAAATGATGAAATGAGGAAACATAAATGAAAAAGTTAAAAGTTAAGAGTTTGTATAATAATTGGCACGCTAAACATAGAAATGAACCTTTAGACGTGAAAGAATTTTTACAAGATTTAGGTGAAGTATTTAGAAAACACAACGTGAAAGGTATTGATAATGGATTTATGAAACATGAAAATGGTGAATTTATATTACAGGGTTCAACTATTGATTTAGATGAAAGTGAAATTAAAACATCATTAATCAAGTTTGGAGATTTACCGTTATGATAACTCAAGGCGAAGCGTTTTGTTTAGTATTAGGTATGATTATGGGACTAGGGTTAAAAGTGTTTTATAAAGCCCTTTTGAAATTGGAGGAAAATTGAAATGTTTACAGATTCGTATACAATGGTTTGGACTTTACGTGAAGGAGGTGATACATGGGAAGAAGAATTTGAAGATATTTCATTGTCAGATTTTGAAGTGATTTATGGTATGAATAGTCATGAAATTATTCATATCAAACTAGAGTTAAATGGTAGAGTAGAAATGGAGGAATTAGAAGAATGAGTACAATTAAGAGAAGTCCACACAGACCGACAGATTGGGTTAAAACACATGATAATGTAAGTATTGGTGCAAATGCTTCTAATAATGGTGCATGGTTGTCATGTGATGGTTATGATAGAATATCTGTACAAGTAAATATGCCTAGTGCAACGACTTTTCAGTTTTGGGTTGATTGGTCATTTGATGGTTCAACTTACGTTAATGGTACACCGTCATCAAATATAACCGGTGTTAACGGTGGTGCAGTGTATGATGTTCAAGCACCTTTTTACAGAATGAATGTTAAGAATACTGACTCTACAAATGCAAAAACAACTAATGCTTATGCGTATTTAAAAGGGTGAGTACATTTAGAGTTGTTATCTTACTTGAAAATAAGAATGGAAAAGCAACGGAAGAAATGCACATACTAGACAGTATCATTGACGTTACAAGAATGATGATTACTTATAGACCGAAAAGAGGTTCGGTAGTTGTAAAGTGGGAAATTGAAACCATTTGACATAATATGACAAATATGAGATAATAGAGAGGTAAGGTACTCTATTTCCTATATTGTATGGTCGATTGGGGTCTACTAGGATTGAATTCCTCCCAACCCTTTGCAAGCTAGTTACTTGTTGCAGTAAAAATATGAGTTTCTTTGCAACCGTTTCAAGCCCCTCTGAAAAGCCCTAACGGGTTCAATAATGAGGGGTTTTTATTATAACTAAAATGAGGGAAAAATAATGATTGATAAAGCTAAGAAAAAACAAATACGTAAAATGATATCAAATGAATTGTTAAAAGAGAATATTGATTATCGTAAAGTACGTGAATTATATAAAGAGTTAAATGTAGGATATTGGGACGAAACAGAAGCGTCTAGAAAGGTCAAGGAAACAAAAGCAGAAACAAAGAAATTAAGATTTGTTCCTGTTGATTTAACAATAGAACAGTATTTTGATTTACATAACTACGGTTTTATTGACGCAGAAATTGCGAAATTAGTTGGTGTTAATAGACCTAAGTTGTACAGATGGAAAAAAGAAAAGAATTTAATTCATGGATTTGTACAGTTTGACGTAGAGGAATACAAACAGTTAAGAAGAATGAAAATGACGCTTGATGAAATAGCAGAATATTACGGATTTACTTGTCGTACTAGTATGTATGCGTACAGGAAGAAATACGGTTTAGTTGATGATTGTAAAAGAGGGGTTAAGAGGAGGAGTTAATGTATCAATTTTGGCATGAATTTCTGTATGATACACATATGTTTGTTAGTACAGTATTTGTAGTGTTCGTTTTAATACCATTAACAGTTTTAGGGATTTGGGTTATTTGTAAGTTAAAATGAGGAGGAATAAAGATGATAGAATTATTAGTGGCATTAGGTTTAGCTTTAGGAATTACATTAACAGGGGTTCAACTTGAAAGATTTAGGAACGAAAATCAAGTTTTGAAAATGCGTTTTGATAATGAAATGAAAATACGTAAGAAAAATGATGAA